AGAAATTGAAGAGGCTCCCGTGGTAGATGAAGACATAGTTGCAAAGCAGGTATATCCTATTCGCCTTATTCAAACTAAATCAAAGAATGTATTTATTGAGTGTGCTATTCGTGATATTGTTATTCGTAATTTTCAAGAGCTAGTTGGAAATGATAACATCGTAAAAGAACTTGAACATTCAATTCTACACTCAGTCGGCGATCAGTCAATTAAGGAAGGAATTGAAGTTGATTGGAGTAATCGTATCTTCTGGAATATGTACAGAAATCGTGCAATTTCACTGTATGAGAACTTGAAGGGTGAAAATAGCTATGTTAAAAATGGCGAGAATTGGCTAGAAAAACTTAAAAACAATGAAATTACGCCCCGTAATCTAGTTCAGATGAACGCTGTTGAACTATGTCCTAGCCGTTGGAAGAATGTAGTTGATAAGGCTATTGAAAGTGAAAAGAAACTATACTCGAAGAGTGAATGTGCTTCGATCATGATGTGGTGTTCTGGTTGCAAGAAGAAGACTAAGTGTGACTACTATCAGATGCAGACCCGGTCGGCAGATGAACCGATGACAACGTTTGTGACGTGTCTCGAGTGTGATCGTCAGTGGAAGTTTTAACAATAATAGGGACTTCTTTTATGTGAAAACGAGGACTTAACTCTTCGTGGTATACATGAATCGGATCCAAACCATTTGTAATTTCTGGCTTTGTAATATTGGGTGTCGTTGAATAAAATTTTTGACGTAATAGTTCTATCACAGGATCAGGTATTTGAGGACTTGTTTCCATTAAACGATCTAACGGGTCACGAATGACTTTCAACATATCTTTTGCAGACATTCGTTCAGAGCGAGGAAGCGATAACTCAATCATAATGAAACGATGTATTTTTGAATATGTCATTGCAGCTGATTTATGAGATTCAGATCGCTTTCCCCAACCAAAATAGCTTGATACCGTATTTAGCAGACCAACTGATAACGACAGAAACCCAATCGCAAGACTGGCTGTACCTGTTAGTCCTGGAAACATTGAAGCTGATCCAATAGATGCTGACCCAGAAAGAGTTGAAAGTAAAATAGTAGGAAGTGTTATATATGTATCCATACGTGTGTAACGTTTTTGAGAATTATTATGAAGCCACGAGTAACATAAAGCTCTTTCACCTTCTTGAGAAAGAATTAACTCAAGTTGAGAATTCCAGGAAACAGAAGTAGGGGTTTCGTCCATATGTTAAATTGGTATAAAATACTAGTTCTTAGATGCGACCTTTTTTGCTAGTTTAGCATCAACAATACGTTTGCGTGTTCCATCTAACGCTTTGTTTGCTTTAGCAAGTATCTTCTTTGCACGAGTAACTCGTCGTGTAGCGCTAACTAAACGCTTCTTTTCTGCTTTTACACGATCATGTGTCATTTGTAATAATAATATAAAATAAACGCATGAATTTTCATACACATAACGTAAATACATAAATGGAGAACGTTCGCCAAACTATCAAAGATTGGATATCTTTAGACGATGAAGAGCGTAAACTACGTCAACAAATTAAAGAAATCCACAAGAAAAAAACAGAAAACTCGACAGCTATTTTAGAGTATATGAAAGCAAATGAAGTTGATAATTTTGCAATCGAAGGAAATGGTGTAGGTAATATTACACGCTCAGTTCGCACGTCTCGTCCTGCATTAAAAAGATCTCAAATTCGTACGCAGCTTCTTCTACAGTTTGCAGATCAGCCCCAGCGTGTAGCTGAAGCTCTTCGTGCAATTGAGGGCATTCCTGAAGGCGACGATATGTCTGTTGGCGGAACTCAACGTGAACTACTTATTAGACGCATTCCTCGTGTTAAGAACACAGTAGTTCTAAATAATGCGTAGAGCATCTTTTGCTGCAAGTTGTTCTGCTTGTTTCTTAGTTGCAGCCGTTCCAACACCAATGTGATTTCCTTCTTTATCTAATGCAGCCATAGTGTATGAATTTGTAGATGATGATACAATTGCATAGGTAGGTGTATGATGAAACTTTGATTGATAGAACTTTTGCAATTGTTCCTTAAAATTTCGGTTGTTTCTCAGTATTTCAGGAATATCAATATACATTTCAATTAATGCAACTACAAAAGACGATACTGTTTGAAAATTATGTCTTGAATCTAGCCAGAGTGCTCCAATAAATGCTTCCAGAATATCGGATAATTTTTTTGTGTTTAATCTACCACCACAGTTTTCTTCATTGTGTCTTGATATGATGTAAAATCTATCAAGACCCAACTTTTGACTTAATTCACCAAGTTTTTCATTACAAACGATCTCTTTCTTTAAATCTGTAAGAAACCCCTCATTCTCTTCTGGATAACGTCGAAATAAATAGGTCGATACAGCAGCACCAAGAATAGTATCTCCCAAATGCTCTAGTCGTTCATACGACTCATCAAATAAGTTTAGACAACTTTTTGGACACTCTGCAAGATCAGTTTCTTCTCCTGTTGGTGTTGTATACTTCTGCTTTTTTACATACGATGAATGCACCATCGCAGTTTGAAATAGGCTGTTGTTTTTAACAGTAAATTCTGTTCTATGTGTAGACAGAATTGACTGAATGTCTTTTTTTGAAAATAGCTTATTATTCGTATTATAGGGATTATACAACATCATTATTTAGTACTCTTATGCTTTTTGCGTCGAGTTGTCCGTTTTTTACGACCGCCTGTAATTCTAGTAGGAGCAAGATTTGGAGTAATGCTATCTGACATCTTTCTAATGTTATCAGATACGAGTTGGTACTTAATTGGGTTTGAAGTCTTTAGTGTAATAAGAAATTTATTTATGTTATCTGCAGTCTGGTTGCTATACTCTGTAACAAAAATATCAGCTTTATCGGATTGGTCGCGTAAAAAATCAGCAAAATTATCCAATACCGCTGGGATTGCCATTATTATATAAAATGTTTTTACTCTGGAACAGTTCGAGTGATAGCAAATTCGTCTGCTACCAGAGCTTCTTTCTTTGTGGTCATAATATAGTTGAAACAATCTGCCGAGTTTGAATTTTTAGCCGAATCAAAGTAGCTTTCTAGAAGAGATTTCAATTCCTTCTGCGAAACAGTCCAAGGCTTGGACCACGTTTGAGGACGTTGGATTCGAATAATTGAACCATCTTCTTGGTTTTTTATTTTATCAAAGTTTTTAAACTCTTCATCCTTCAAAATTTCAACCATTTTAGTTTCTACTCCTTTACGAGCGTCGCGTAGTTCATATACACGAGAGTTCAAACCACGCAGTTCATTGTCATAAGTCGCATAGTTACGGGTTAGCTGACGAAGAATACCGATCTTAGCCTCCATTTTTGATAACTTTATAAATTGTCTAGAACATAATCCGTTTTGAAGATAAGGATGTCATTTAGTGAGGATGAAATTGAAAACTTGAGAACGGTCTATAATAAAGAGCATCCATCTGAACAACCTATTGCAAAGGGTGATATTGCAAAAGTTTGGGGACAATTAAAGGAGAGATTTCATACTCATTGTAGAACCGGAACTGCAGAATGTATTATTACATCAATGTTATCAAAACCCAGAGCTCCAAATTCATGGGTAACAAATCCCGAACAATGGTTATCATCCGATGAGATAGATGCTTTAGAAAAACAGTACATGAAATTATTTAATGCATATTTATTCGTTGGTGCGTTTCCAATTGATTTTGATAAACGAAGTAAGACAGGTAAGTGTTTAGTAAGTTCACTTTGTTCAATGGATATTCAATCAATCTACAAGCAGGGTAAATCTCAAATTGGTATCATTTTTAATACCGATGTAAGTACAGGACCTGGTCAGCACTGGATAGCATTATTTTGTGACATTCGTCCCGAATTAGAGTTTCCTCGTATTACATTTTTTGACTCGTACGCCGAAAAGCCTGAAAAGGAAATAAAGGTACTAATGAAGCGATGGAAAGACCAATGGGATACGACAAAGATACATTCTAAACCTATGGTTATGAGCTATAACAAGACACGCCATCAATATGAAGATTCAGAATGTGGTATGTATTGTTTATACTTTCATTTCTGTTGCTTACTTGATATTCCAATGAGTGAAAGAATACCGGATGAAGATGTGAGGGGATTACGTGGCATGTTATTTCGTGTTGGAAGTAAATAATGGAGCCGTCATACTTGGATAGAATAAAGGAGGTTGCATCTCAAGGGTCTACTTGGTTTTATGTTTTTATCTTTCTTGGAAGCGCTATTCTTGCCTGGGCGATTTCGACTTCTGTTTATCACACGGTAACACCATCGGGAACACAAGCAAAACTAACTGCAAACTCTACATTTGCTGCGTATGAAAAGGTAACCAAGTTAGCTCCTCTTGGATGTCCAACAACTCCGGTAAATATGAGACTTTGTGATTACTATACAGCCGCTTCGTCGTATTCGCTATATCCAGGAGCTAAAGTCTACGATTATGTATCAGATTCGATTCTGCCTCTTGTGATCAAAGCTGGCCCGCGTCTTGTTGAGTTAGATGTTTATGATGACGGAAATGGCAAACCTGTTGTTGGATTAAAGAATCAGAAACTAGGAACAGATTACGCTTATAACACAGTACCGTTTGAAGCCTGTTGTGTATCAATTGTAAATAATGCATTCAACAGTGTAAGCTGTCCCGTATCATCTGATCCCTTCATGCTAAGCTTAGTGTTTCATACTAATAAAACAACTACAATTAATGCATGTGCCGAAATATTAAAAACAACGTGTCGCACATATATGTTGGATAGTACCTACAGTTATCAACGTAAGAATTTAGCAGTTGAACCTATTTGCAATTTACAACGTAAATTGATCATTGTGAGCGGTGGAGCGATGAAAGGAACGCTAATGGAAGAACTAGTTAATCTTTCATGGTCGACGTCTCACCTACGCCGTTTAACATACATGGAAGCCGCCCAGTCATATGATCACGAGGAACTTATTAAACATAATCGTAACTCAATTACCATGGTTGTTCCCGATATTGGTGCTGATTTAACAAACTATAATCCTCAAATATTGTTTACATATGGCTGCCAATGGATCATGATGAATTATGGTTCGGTTGATAGTATGATGGAGTTATATATTGGAGAATTTCAGGAAAATAGCTTAGTCCTCAAGCCCGAAGCATTACGAGAGCTTGTTCCTAAAAAGTACAAAACTCCTGTTCAACCGGATCCTGCGGTATCTTTTCAGCCTATGCAGAAAACTTCACCAATCTATAACGTGGTTGTATAAAAACTCTATCATACAATACAAAATGGCAAACAAGTGGCTCGCTCACGTTAAGAAGACGATGAAGCAAATGAAGTCGAAGGGTAGCTATAAGAAGGGTGACGGCCTCAAGAAGGTAATTATGGAGGCAAAGAAGACATATACTAAGTCGGATTCAGCGAGTCCGTCTAAAACGCGCCGTCGTCACCACCATTAAAAAATTCAGTATGACTAACATATAAAGACAAATGGGTGGTGGTCTATTACAGCTCGTCGCCTGTGGTGCTCAAGATGCATACCTCAGTGGCAATCCGCAAATTACGTTCTGGAAAGGTCTCTTCAAGCGCCACACAAACTTCGCTATGGAGCCGTTTCGTATCAATTTAACTGGTCAGCAGTCGTGGGGTAGTAAGCAGAGTGCTATTATCGGACGTCACGCCGACTTACTCTTTTCAACCTACCTAGAAGTTATTATCCCTACGTATGCAACTAATGGTACAACAACCCAGCTATGGAACGATGATCAGGGTATGTTGGGATTTAATTTATTTAAGTATGTTGAACTTGAAATCGGTGGCCAAGTAATCGACCGTCTCTATGGAGAGTGGCTATTACTCTGGAATCTTCTAACAACTGATTACAACACTTACCAAAAACTTCGCAATATGTCATCACCGTCAGAGTATGATACTATAGCCATTGATGCATCGGGGAATGCAGATTATGTAGGTTTCTTTCCTCCCAAGTATGGTTGCTCATCGGGATTTAATCGTCCTTCAGCCCCCAATGTTCTATACATTCCTCTATCATTTTTCTACACACGCAATCCTGGTGCGGCTCTTCCTCTAATTGCCCTTCAGTATCACGAAGTTAAAATTAATATTCTTTGGAATACTGCAGCGCTAGTAACAGGCGATTATGTCAATCCTTTGATGAAGACTCCTCCCCCGCTAACATCTGCTGCACTTTATATTGATTACATTTATCTAGATACGGAGGAGCGTCGCCGTATGGCTCAGGAGTCCCATGAGTACCTAATTGAGCAGACTCAATACAACGAAGAAAAGGGTTTATCATCGTCATCTAATCGCGTCGATCTGACATTCAATCATCCTGTAAAAGAGCTTGTTTGGGTTGTACAGCCTTCAAACTATAATGATTGTAAGCTACCTGTATACGATGGCAACGGTGGCCAAGCTTGGGATCCGACAATCAATAAACCCGCTCGCCCGATGACATATGGTACAGGCGATCAAGATGTTCCACTCGGAAGCTGTTTTTCTACATTTACGTATTTGGGCGGTGATCCAGTGGCTGGTGGTCACGGACGTCTAACGCCTTTTACATATGACACGTCTCCTGTATATTCACAGCGTCTACAGATTAACGGCCAGGATCGCCTTGATGAACGTTATGGTGATTATTTTAACAAAGTTCAAACTTACCAGCACCACACAGGCGATACTGTAAATTCTCCTGGAATTTATATGTATTCGTTTGCTCTAAAACCGGAGGAACACCAGCCTTCCGGTACGTGCAACTTTAGTCGCATTGATACTGCAACAATTGTTCTAAACTTTACAGGAGAAGCAGTTGTAAATCCAGATACCGATGCAACATGGGATATTCGCGTATATGCCGTAAACTACAATATTCTACGCATTATGAGTGGCATGGCTGGACTTGCGTACAGTAATTAAAATATAAATGTTATAATAAATGGGTGGTGGAGGATCAACCTTCAAGCGTCCTACGTTTTATCACGACTATGGTGCCGAAGGGTGGGTGTTTGTTATGGATAAAATTCCAGGACTTACATATTTAGATAAGCAATATCCGCCGCAGTATCGACTTCTACCTATTCAAAAACGTTTGACACCAGATCAGACTGGCGGAACGCAAGACTACTTTTACGGTGTTGCTGCTACAATAAGTCAATACCCCAGATCAGGTAGGGTATCACAAAATTCTGATAATAATATTTCATTTGGAGGAGGTGGTTACACATATACAATGGATATGGGGCCTTATTCGAGAAGTTATGGAGCGTATACTACGAGAGGTAGTTTATCAGGAGGGGCAGGAACAACATTCCTTCGGTCATCTGATCCTTTTAATTTTACATTAAAAGATGGTTCGGGTTATAGTATACCATTTGATATTAGAAAAATAGATGGCGATGCAAGAAGTTGGCCAGGATGGTATTTATGGACATCAGCTCCTTTAAAGGCAGGAAGTGTTTTAACTTATCAAATACGTCATTGGTATAATAATAATGAACAAAAAACAACTACTGTTACAGAAAATCGGTTTGGTCAGCAAGTAAACGGTATTCGGTTTGAGCCTGCAACAAGTATATATAGTGAGACATGGAGTTTAAATAGACCCTAACTTTGCTGTTTAAGTTTTTCAAGATATAAAATAGCATCCATTAGTTCTTCTTGCGTATGTTGGACCCATTGCAAAAAAGATAGATCATTGCGATCTAGCGTAGTTCCATATTTCTTTTGACCAAATTCAGCTCTCTTTTGAAACGCAGATACGACAGCGCTTACTACGCTATCATATTTGGGTTGATCCATGATATACTAGATTAACATGTGTTACATTAAAATAAAATGGTTTGGTGGGCATTCTCTTGCTATGGGTATACTATACTACAACGCATATACAAAAAATAGTTTAGGTCTTTATGTAGTTGGTAACTTTCTTCGTACAATAATTGAAGTTATTCTTTTAAGAAAGTAATTTACATTTGAATTTCAAAATATACATTGCTGTATATACAGTTTGGAATAATTTTCTTAATGATATTATGTTTAGCATGAATATCATTTTGTAGTTTTACTAGAGCTTCTTGGTCGTCAAATATAATTCTTAAAACATTATCTGATCTATTGTTTAATTTCTGTACCAAATTAAATTCATTTGATATATAATCATTATCGTGGTGACCATCTATATGAAAAAAATCAAACCTTTTCTCCATTTTTTTCAACGCAGATAAGCTATCGCTATGAATAAAAGTTATAGCATTATTAAAATATTTATTTAATACATTAACTGCCGGGAGAGCAAGATGATCTTCTATATCTATACATGTTATTTGTAACTGAGGATTTGATAATAACATTATTAATAGTGAATGTCCTACATATACTCCTATTTCTAATACATCTTTCACATTTTTCACACTATTAAATAGTAATTCTTGTTTTTCGTACATTGACTCAGAATAAGTATATGTTTGACCGTCAATTAAGTAAGACCCACACCCCTTCGAAAATGTATTTCCACAAGCATCATATATTTCGTAAAATATATGTTTATTTTCCGATAACTTGTTTGTAAATTCTGTATTATATTTAGCATTAATTCGCTCAAACTCCATTTTATATTTAAAAATAACTTATTTACTGACTTTAAGCGCAAAGATTAATCACCACTCCATCATTACATCTTCCATCTTGCACTGACCCGTATCCTCATCTTGCGACACGGCAATATTAGCAGCT